CGTGTTATCAACCGATGTATTCTGTACGGTATTGGTTGATGTAATGCCCGGCCCAAGCGTGGATATGCTCATTAGTTCGCATCCATACCCATCGGGTTGATATGAAGGGTTAACTGTGCAGGAATAGAACCAGAACCTGCCGAGAAAATAGTCGTAACCACGCGCACGGCAGCGGGCGGGAAAGCGAAGTTTGAAGCGCGGTTAGCCGACTGGTTAACCATAACGGGGTCATCCATATTAAACCAGTTGGCCGAGACATTGTATGAAGTGCTGTAATTGGCAAAAGGGTCATCTAGGCTATACTGTACGGTATAATTGACCTTCATGGCCGAGGTGCGCGTTACCGCGATGGCATAACCGTTTACATAGCGATCTAATGGGACAACTTGGCTATTACCGGAGGTCGTTATGACTAAGTGGACGGGGCGCATCATAGCGGTGGACTCCTATTTCTTTTTGGGCTTCTTTTTGCCCTTTCCTGCCACGCTATACGAAATCGCAACAGCTTGTTTCTGTGGTTTACCCGCCCTCATCTCAGTAGCGATGTTCTTGGATATGGTCTTCTTACTTTTTCCGGATTTCAGCGGCATTATGCAGTTATCCCCAGCGTATTGCTGTCTGCGCGGTTAAAGGACAATTCAAGCTGGCACCTGCTAGTAGCATCAGCCGATACGGGAAGGAACGTGACGGCAAACGGTATTTCACCGCCATTGGTAGTGGATGCAGGAACCGGAATGGACGCACAAGCCGAAGCTATATAAGTAAATGTCGCAACACTGGTTTTCGTATCTGAGGCTACACCAGTAGCCGAACCGAATGATGTGATGGTAACAAGGTCAAATCCGCCAGCAGATACGGTAATCTTATCGCTAACCGTGGCCGAACCCTGTTGCGTGATGAAAATGCGTGCGGTAAGATTCTGCGCACCGGGAGGGAATACCCCCAAGCGAGTAACAGCCGTGGCATTGCCAGCGCCAGCGAAGTTATACACTTTGCGCAGGACAACGGGGCTTTTACTCGACGTAGCCGAGGTTAAAGCCTGAAATCCGCTGTAGATATTGTCAGAATAACGAGTCATTACAACCTCTTAAGCGCCGGGTGAACCATACCAACCAAGATACTGCACCGCACCAACACCGAATAGGCGCATGGCGGAGAATTTCAGGTTCTTGGTGTCAAATTCGTTGTCGCGGTCAAGCATAACGGGGTCAACATCGGTAAATACAAGTCCGTCAGCCTGATTGGTCTTGATGAACCATGCGTCGGTGTCCGTCAACCACGGCGAGATAATCAGGTCAAGCGGCATACGGGCAGTAGACACGGGGTTGATGGTGTTATTGCCCGAATCCACTTCATATTCCGTCTGGAGAATTTTACGCGCAAGGTGCATCTGCTCCGGCGTTACAACCAATTTTTCCGGAGAAACGACAATCGGGAGGTTCTGGTCATCGACAAAACGCGATACGTCGATATACATCTGCTCCAGAGCCGTCTGCGAAAGGTCGGCTGCTGTCGAGGGCGTGTTTTTCTGCGTAGTCGTATTGGTGACAACGAGCAAGTGTGCCGAATTGAACAGCGATTTTCCGTCTGCCGTCAGTGTCGGAGTAGTTGCCGTCGAGAACCCGTTGTTAATCAGGTTGCCGACGATGGTTTCTTCGGTGCGCCTGATAGACTGTGCCAACTGCTGCGGAATCGCCTTGAACTTACTGTATTGGTCGTAGCGCATCATTTCGTAAGTGATGGTCGAGCCAATACCGTAAGTGATGTTGATGATTTCACGCGGGAAACCCTGATACTTATCGCGGTAGGGAATACTCGCGCCCTGATCTTTTATGCCAGCAAGGCCATAGTTGGTAATGCCCTGAAACTTCTCAAACTGCTTGTCGGACTCATGCTTGTCAACGAGCTTCTCCCAGATGGGTTCCCAATCGTCGTAAGCGTCACCAAACCAGCCGAGGATGCCGGGCCAGAGGTCTTCCGAAAATGCACCAGTTGACATTACCATGTTTTATTCTCCTATAAGACCAATTACTGAGCAGCTACAGGTGCGTGCAGGAAGTGGTTATTCCACTTAACTTCAACACCGTTATTCGCGCCACCGCCCGAATTTGCACCATTGATGCCTAGTTTGCCGCCCAATTCATCGAACGGCCCCATATTGATAATTTTGAAATAATCGTTTGCCGAAGCCGAAGCCGGAATCGTTACCGCCTGACCGGAAAGTCCCGTAAGGGAATTCGCAGACGAAGTATCAATCGTAACGTTGCTGCCGATGTTTGAAGTGCCAACCGAGGTAGCACACTGGACATAATAGGTCTGATTGGGGTCATAGCATACGTCAGCGCGACCGGGCTGTGCGGAAGTGATGATCTTGGTCGTCTGGAAGGTAAGGGGGCGATTGGCAGTCGTATAGACTGCGAGGACTACGCCATAACCCTTGGCATTGGTCGGGTCTTGGCCGGAGCTTGCGCGAACGCAGATACCAGTAACCATGCAAACCGCATCGCCCTTGGCAATGGTATCAGTACCATTGGCAGAAACAGGAACGTTGCGAATCCAGTCCGGTACGGGCTGGCGGCTGGGAGTAAAACCATTACGAGGTGCGGCCATTTAACTTCTCCTAAAAGACGTAATCCAAATTAGCTTAACTTCTGTTCCCCTTGTCGGGTACTGATTGTAATTTCACCGTGGACTGGAGCGTTACCGCCTTTGTCCTTAATTTCCTTCTTAATGTGAGCTGTCAAACCTGCGGTGCGCCTATCTGATTCAGACTGGTAATACGCATCACGCTCTTTTGCCTGCTCCTCCGGTATTCTTTGCAAAATCCAATCCCGGCCTTCCCTCACGCTCGTAAGCGGTTTATGGTCGCCTATTCGCTCAGGGGCTACATGCTCTGTAGCGGAACCGTTGATCTTGCTAACATTTTCCCATCCCTCCTGCTCTTTTTTCGCTAGGTTCTCAGGGTCTTTGCGCGACATGCGATAACGATAACCTTCTTCTTTGTCGGTAAATTCGTTAAGGCTTGCTGGCTTCCATGTGGATTTGCCCTTTTTGATGGGTGGACGACCCTGCTTTTCGATACTCATTATTGCCTCCGCTGTTTAACGTTTGCGATTTGCTTGCGGTAGGCCTCTAGATGCTCGGCTTCGGTCTTTCCGTTGCCTGCGTACTTCGTCTTGATAGCAATTTCTTGCTGCTTAGGTGTTAGTGTTAATTTAGTCTGTTTTCCCGGTATTGTCAAATTGCCCCCCATTACCGTCTGTCCGACGGCACGTTTTGATATGCCCATGCGCTTGTCAATCTCGGCAAGTTTGCCGTCATAAGACAATGTGGCATAGCGCGGGTTGTTGAAAATAGCCGCAGCCTCCCGTAATGCCGCCTGATGGTTTGCGTTGTCGCCAAATGCCCACGGCCTGACTAGGCCTCCTGATTCGTCGCGTTCATTCTGCCAAGCATCCGTTGCATCAAATTCGGCTTGGGTGAGTTCACCCGTTCCCTGAGCAGTTTGCGCATAGTTGACAGCATTTTTAGGCTGCTGCGATTCCTGCGGTTTTGTACGAGCCGCCAGTTTCTTATCAATGCGTATCTCATCAAGTTTATCCTGAAGCGCAAAATAGGTATCGTTATCGCCCTTGTCCCATGCAGTACGCATCTGAAGGCGTATGGATGATTCGTTATCTGTGAAGTTTTTTTCCTGCAAGTGGTTGACTACCGCCTGCTGGCCTTGCGACAATTCGCTGATAAGACGCGACTGATCGCTAAGAATTTGCTTCATTTCGCGCTTTTCACGCTCGGAGTGCTTTACCTGCCCATAAAGATAATTCAGCCGTTCCTGTGTCTGCTCAGGCGTTGAGGTTGCTGGGTCGATAGGGTCGTAGCCCGCTGGTTTGGAAGGGTCTGTTGCTACTGGTTCGGTAGTCGGTTCCGCTACGATTGCGGGTTCAGTTGCTGGTGTATTTTCCTGTAATTCGCTCATATACTTAACTCCTTAATATTCACAATATCGAATGGACTATCATGCTCAGGATGTAATGCTCCATCAACACTATAAAAGATTACTGATTCAGCTCCTTCAAATTTTATGGCTATCTGCGGTAAACCAAAATTTGTATTATCAATTTTTTTAACTACAAGCCTTGCTCCGCATTTAAATATCGCTTCGCTCATACTCACTCCTTAACTGCTAAAATATCTTCGTCTTGGCATATAAACAGCGTGCCATTGTCTTCCTTGGTTTCATCCAGCCATGCGCCTGCATGGCGGCCAAATATGACCTTATCGCCTACGTTTAATGTTTGAACCCATCCCTTGTTTGGAACATCCGTCCATCCAGCAGTTTCGCCAAGGGCTATGATTACCCCTTCACT